TTGGTTCTCCTTGATGGAAGGGATGGAGTGCGCAGGGGTGGTGGCGCGCCGCGGCTCCGCAGACGCAAGACCCGGCGCGGCTCCGCAGCCGGGTGGAATGTGGGGTGGGTCAGACAGCCTTCGCCTGCAGGTCGAGCTGCTTGGCAAGCAACGACAGCGGGACGCGGGCCTCGACGGCCTCGTCCTCGACGACCTCGGCCGGAGCCTCGGTCTCGGACAGGTTGTCGATGAGCGAGCGCAGCAGGGTCACGGCGTCGGCGCCCAGGCGCTCGCCGAGCAGCAGCGCCTCCACGGCCTCGTCGAGGCTGTCGGCGTCGGCGCCGTAGCGCTTCGCCAGCATCGGGATGCTGCGCACCGAGGCGCTTGTGGCCTTGTAGGCCGGGAACCCCGAGACCGGGGAGACCTCTGCGAGGGCGATCTCCTTGAGCGTGCGCTCCTGCCCGTCGGCACTCCACTCGTCGCCGCCCTTGGGGACGTTGAAGCCGAAGCTCATGCCACTGATGTCACCGCGGCGGGTGGCCTCGGCAACCGAGCGGCCCCACTCGCTGTTGGGCAGGTCGATCTCGGCGAGCAGGCCCTTGTCGTCCTGCGTCAGCCGCAGGGTGCCGGCGCGGGTCGAGCCGAGCACGATGTCGCTGTTGTGGTTGAGGAACGCCTTGACCTCGTTGCGCGCCTTGAGGGTGCGGGTGAAGGCACCGGGCGCGATGGTCTCGTAGAAGCCGAGGTACTCCGAGCGCGAGTTGAAGCGGGCGGCGTAGCCGGTGAAGGTCATGCCGTCGCCGACGGCGCGCACCTCGGCGTCGTCGGGGTTCCAGGAGCGGAACTCAATGGTCATGGCATCTCCTTACAGAGTGAGCAGCAGCTCGTTCTCGTGGCGTAGCCGCCGAACCTCGGCGTACAGGGACAGGTACTCCTGGTCACGCGGTGCCGTCTGTGCGCCGCGGACCTCGAGGGCGACGGGCGCCGCATGGGCGCGGACGATGCCGCGGTAGCCGTGCGTGCCGCGGATGGTGCAGGTGGCGACGACCGTGCCGCTGACGCGGCCTGCGTGGCCGTGCGTGCCCTCGGCGTAGCCAACCGAGGCGACGGCGCCGTGGACGCGGCCGGACTTGCGGATGATCGGCTTGCGCTCGGGCAGTGGCCGGTCGTAGAAGCCGTAGCGACCGCCGCCGGTGGTCGGCTCCGGTGCAGGCGGTGCGTCGGGGTCGTACTTGGTTCCGACGACGGTGCCACTGACGGTGGCATCGCCGGTGACGGCGCCGGTCTTGTTGGGCTCGTCGGCGGTGCCGGTGATGACGACGCCGGGCTGGGGTGCGGTCCCGGTGACGGTGCCGCGCATCCCGGCCTTGCCGGTGATGGCGCCTTCGGGCGCAGTGACCGATCCGACGACCGTGCCGGGCGAGCCCTCCGAGCCGGTGACGGTGCCCGCCGGTGCGGTAACCGAGCCCGCCACGGTGCCTGCTGCGCCCTTGCGGGCGGCCACGGTGCCGGTGGCCCCAACCGTGCCCGTGACGGTGCCGGTGGTGGCCTTGCGGCCTGCGATGGCACCGCTGGGGGCGGTGGCGCTGCCGGTGACCGTGCCGGTCTTGTCGTTGGACGGCTCAAACTTCGTGCCCGTGATCGTGCCAGCGGGCTGCGGAGCATCTCCGGCGACAGTGCCGCGACGCTGGCCGCTGCCAGTGACGGTGCCTGGCGGCTGCGTGGCGTCACCGGCGACGGTGCCTCTGGCTCCCTTGCGGCCCACGACGGTGCCGTTGGCGCCAGTGGCTGACCCCGCGACGGTGCCTCTGCGAGCGGCTGTGCCGGTGACCGTTCCGTTCGGTGGGGTCGCGGTGCCGGTGACCGTGCCCTTGCGCTGCGCCGAGCCGGTGATGGTGCCGTCGGGGGCGGTAGCGACCCCGGTGACGGTGCCGGTCTTGTCATCGGCGCCGCCGGCCAGTAGTTGCGCGGCCCCCTCGGCGCCGGCGAACCAGGCGAAGGACATGGCCTAGGCGATCTTGCGGATGCTGGCGTCGAAGGCGCGGTCGGTGCCGGAGATCTTCTTGAGCGTCATCGACCAGCCGTTCATCAGAATGAACGTCGGCGTGACGAAGATTTCAGCCTGCACGCCCGCGATAGTCCAGCGGGCAAACAGCTTCTGTGCGCCGCCGGTCGCCTCGACCTTCTCGTACATCGCCACCTGGAACACGTCACCCTTGGCGACGTTGCCCGCGTCGACCCAAAGCTGGTACACGCCCGCCGTGGTGTTGAGGCTGGTCGAGTTGATGGTGAACGCCTCGTTGGCGTCGATGCTCCACTCGCCCGTGCCGATGGTCACGTTGTCGAGCTCATACGCCTCGGTGATCGCCACGAGTCCTCCTAGGAAACGGCGTAGATGAGCCCGTCGTAGGCTGCGTCGTTGGCGCCGGAGTTGGATGCCAGCATGGTTAGGCGCGACCCGGCGGGCACGTCGTCGAACGCGCCGAAGAACGGCAGCGGGCCGACGTTGTCCTCACCCGTGGACTTGCCGTACCACCAGGTGCCGATGCGCTCCTCAGTCGCGGCGCCGACACCGATGCCGATGTTGACCCAGCCGGTCGGCGTGATCGTGATGTCAGTCGCGGGCTGAAAGCCGGGCATGAAGTAGAAGTGATCCTGCGACGTGCTGGCGGTCATCTGCGTGACCGATGCCGCGCCACCGGATGCGGTCGGGGTGACCGCCTGGCCGCGGGCGTTGTTGATCTGCGTGCCGTAGGTCGTGACGCGGGTGCCGACTCGGAATGGCGGGACGCCGCCGGAGTAGAGCCACACGCCGACGCGGGCTGTGATCGAGGTGCGTACCGAGGCCAGCGATGCCGCGACGCGCTGCCCGGCTGCGATGTGCAGCGGGAAGAAGTAGCGCGCAAACGACTGCGACGCGCCCGCGGTGCCGACGGCGTAGCCGCAGATCAGCGCCGGGATGAGCACGTCATCGGTGGCACCGCCGACAAGGATGTCGATGCACGCCTCCGACGCGGTAGCAGCGGCGCCCGTGCCGGTGATGATGATCTCAATGCCCCACGAGTCGCGGCTGTTGTTGGCCGAGGAGATCAGCTCGGTTACGGCACCGTCGAGCAGGGTGGTGGCGTTGGATGCCACGCCGGTCCACGGGGTCTGCGTCCCGACGATGCCGCCGTTGGTGATGACGTCTGACTCGTGCCCGCCCGGAGTCCACAGCGGCATGGGCTACGCCACCGTGAAGTCGACGTCGCCCGTGTTGATCGTGTAGGTGCCCTGCCCGGCGAAGGTCTCGTTGGTGATCGTGACGTGGCCGTAGAACGTGCCCGTGGTCAGCGACGACCAGAGGCCGACGTACTGGATCGTCGTGCCGGCGGGCACGTCGAACACCTGCGAGTTGGACGAGGTCAGCGCGCCGCCGGAGGCCGCGGACCAGGTGACCGACTTGCGGGCGTAGGCGGGGCTGCCGCCTGCGACCTCGTTGGTGCCCGTGGTGCCGGGATTGCCGGTGTGCAGGCTCAGGTAGGCGACGTCAGCGGCGAGCCCGTCCAGCAGGCTGTTCTTGCCATTGTCGGAGTAGACGGTTGCCATTAGGGCTCCTCAATGATGCGGATGATCTGCCCCGTGGCGTCACGCTCGATGCGCCGCACGGTGCGGGTGGGGTTTTCGTCAGCGTCGTTGTCGTTGCTGGTGTCGCCGCTGGCATCGACGGCCTGCAGCTGCACGCTGGGCAGGCCGGTGTGCTCAACCACCGGAAGGTCAAGCGCGGAGAGCACGGCCTCGGGCTCGAAGCCGACGTTGATGAGCTTGGTCGCCATGTCCACGCGCATCTGCGTCTCGGTGATGTTCGCGGCGCCGAGGTCGACGTTCGCCAGCGGCACCCGGTAGGTGTCGCCGCCGGTGACCGGGCGCATGTCCTCAAGGCGGTGGATGTCGTTGATCGACAGGAAGCCCGCCTGCACGCCCTGGCTGTAGGCGGCGTACCTATCGGTCAGCGAGGCGCGCAGCAGCGAGTCGACGTTGAACCGCAGGAACGCGGTTGACGGCAGCAGCCGCGACAGGTGGTTCTCGATGGCGGTGACGTAGGGCAGCAGCGAGTAGGTGACGAACTGGATGGCGTCCTGCTCGCGGGAGGAGTAGGCAATGCTGCCGGGCTTCTGCGACTGCAGCATGGCCGGCGGGATGCGGAACGCCCGCGCCACCTCCTCGAGCGCAAACTCGCGGGCGGCGGTGAGCTGGGCCTTCTCGGCGTCGTCGGCGAGCTTGGTGATCTTCGCGCCGCCGGTCAGGATGTTGGGACGGTGTGCGTTGCGCCAGCCGCGGCTGTTCTTCTCGAAGTTGTCCTTGAGGTCGCCGGCCTGCTCCGGGCTCATGTCGCCGGGGTACTCGATGACGACGCTGGCGACGGTGCCCTGGCCGAAGTATCGGGCCGCCCACTGGTCGAGCGCCTTGGACAGGCCGAGGGTCTCGCGCAGCTCGTCCACACGGGAGGAGCCCATCAGCGCGCCGGGCATGAGCATCTCGGTGTCGTAGATCATGTCCTCGGCGGCCACGATGGTCTCGTGGTCGACGCGGTAGGCGATGGCACCTGAGCCGAGCCTAATGCGCTCCACACGCAGCGGGTTGAGCACCTTGAGAGCCACGACCTCGCCGCGCTCGCGCAGGATGCGTACACACGCGGCGTGGGAGAGCAGCTTGCTGGTGATCCACTGGGCGTAGAACTGCTGCGCGGTCAGGCCGTCAGGGTCCGGGTTCTCCACCCACGCGGGCTTTGGCCGGAACGGCCGGCGCTCGCCGTCGGAGCGGATGTAGGTGTCGCGCGGCAGCATCGAGATGGTGTCCGCGTACAGCCGGGTCGCGGCGTAGACGGCGTTGATCTTGACCGCCGACTCCTGCGAGATGTGCGTGCCCGAGAGGGTCGACACCGCGGGGACATCGCCTGCCGCCCACAGCGACTGGTAGGTCAGCGCACGGGCCTCGGGCTCACGCCCGCCGAGGAGTCTGCCGAGCATGGGCTAGCTCCTCTCCAGAGCGATGCCGAAGGTGATGAGCAGCGCGCCCGCGGCGAGAAAGCCGGCGAACGGTGCGATGAGCGCGAAGCCGGTCACGACGAGGACGGCGCCGGCAGCCTGGAGTGCGAGAGCACGCACGGCGGCCTCCTAGTAGAAGTTCACGGTGGGGACGACGGGCGCGGGCTCTTGGTTCATGGCCCGCTCGATGCCCATCACCGCGGCCACCGCGAGGTCGATCTTGCGGGGGCTGTTCTTGGTCTCCTTCATCAGCCGCGTGCCACGGGAGTCGGACTTGAGCACGGCGTTGGAGATGTGCCGGGCCAGCCGCGGGTCGCCGTCGTGGGTCAGCGAGCGGGTGTTGACCATGTCGGACATCCGCTGCGTGGCCGGGGTCATGCGGGACGCGGACTGCGGGAACTCCGTCACCGGCAGGCCGTCGGCGGCGAGCACCTCGAGCGAGCGTGCCCAGCGGTACGGGTCCGCGGTGACCTCGACGACCCGCCACTGGCGGCACAGGGCGCGGATGTGCTCCTCGACGTCGCCGTAGTTGACGCGCCAGTCGGGGCTGCCGTCGGACTCCCAGAGGCCGGCGACGACCATGTGCGGGTACTCCCCCAGCTCCACGGCCATCAGCGCGGTGCAGTCACCGGAGAACGAGCCGTCGAGCGCGAGCACCACGTCGGCCCCGTCCGGAATCGGGCGGGCCACGCGGCACTCGTCCCACGCGGCCTGCGACAGCCACGCGCCCTGGATGCTGACCGGGCGGTTGAACCAGTAGCGCTCCCACTGGGCGGGGCTGGTCTGCGGGTCGTCGTAGGAGTCGGCGATGGCCTCGAGGTCCATCCACGCTGCAGCGGGGCCGTAGACCTCCTGCAGCCCGGCGAGCCGGTCGCGGCGCTTGGTCGCATCCCACTTCGCGGCTGCCTGCTTGTGGTCGAAGACCATGCCCTGCGCCTGGACGCGGCCCTCGACGACGGCACGGTGGTACTCGAAGGTGCCCTCGGCCACGGACATCTCGCCGGGGGCGAACATCGTGGTGGTCTCCATCGCCCAACCGGAGGCGACCTTGCGCTTGAGCAGGTTGCGGATCACGGTCTGGTGCATCCGCTGGAGCGCCGGCAGCACCCACAGGTGGGTCTCGTCGAAGACCACGAAGGTCTCCTTGCCGCCGTCCTTGGAGGAGTCCTTGGCGGTCTCCGGCTCGATGCTGCCGCCGTGCGGCAGGATGATCCGGGTCAGGCCGACGTCCATACGGCCGTAGTCCGCGAGCAGCTGCTCCGAGGCGGTCTCCGGGTCGAGCATGTATCGGATGGCGTCGTAGGTGTTGCCGGACTGGCCCAGTTCGGTGGCGAAGCAGGAGATCATCGGCCGGCGCACCGGCACCCCGACCGGCTCGCCCGCGGTGTAGGCATATCCCCACGGAGATACCTCGCCGCGCTTGGCGAAGTGATCGAAGCGGGCCGGGCCGAGCGCCTCGAAGCAGGCGATGAAGGCCGCCAGCTCCGACTTTGCACGGCCTTTCGGCCGGCTGATCGTGCCGCGGCGCACTTTCCTCGAGCCGTCCGGGTTGAGCTCGTAGCACCGCAGGATGAAGGCGGCGAACTCGTCGTCGAGCTCGACCGGCTGGCCCTCCACGTCGCCGGGGCCGTGCACCAGGTAGTGCTCGATCCACGACAGCGCGGAGAAGCCGAGCGTGACGACCTTGGGCCTACGCGGCGCCATTGGACACGGCCTTGAGCAGGCGCTTGCGGCGGTCGGTCTTCCTTGCGGGTGCGGCCGGTGCGGCCTGCTTCACCTCGGCGTCGACCTGCATCTTCAAGCGCAGCCGATCCTCGACCGTCGCGCCGAACTTCGCCACGCGCAGACGCAGCTCGGCGGCGGCCTTGGTGTCGCCGTTCCACAGCTCCGTGTGCAGCAGCGCCGTCTCCATGAGGACGTCCCAGTCGGTCGGCGTCAGCACCTGCGCCTGCGCCGAGCGCCGCCAGGTGTCCCACCACACGACAGTGCGGGGATGCCAGTCGCCCTCGGGCAGTTCCGGGCCGCGCAGCTCGCCGTCAGCGGCCAGTTTCGTGGCTGCATCGTTGCGTGCTTGCGTGCGTGACTCGCGCTGCAGGACTGGCTTGGGGGCAGGCCCACGTCCAGCCATCGTCGTTGCCTTTCGGTTAGTCTCAGACCCAGACGCGGTGCGAGAGGGGTAACAAGCGGGTATCCGTCGCCCTCGTCGCTGAAGTTTTGCCCCACCCCGGAGTCAATGCCCCGGCCACTCACTCACTGTCGACGCGATTGCCTCGACGCGAGTTGCATGATCGATGCGCGGCGGCCAGGGGGGAGGCGGGGTCTCCCGGCACCACATGGTCTGCTGTCCACGGATCACCAGCGCGTGCAGGCTCTCCGCACAGCCAGCAAGTGACGGCGTTGGCTCGCACCTCTGCCGCTCGCTTGCGGTAGTCGCCTGTGTAGTGGCGAGCACCGCGCTGCCTGCTGCGGATGCGCTCGCGTTTACGTGCGCAGTCCTGGCAGTAGGTGCCGTTGAGGGAGGGGGCACCGCACCTCATGCAGATGCGCTTGACTCCGGGGATCATGCCGTTGCTGGGATGCGAACGGTGACCATGATCTCGTCAGGCTGACGGCCCGGCCCTCGCCCGTCGTACACCTCGTAGGTGTAGCCGAGCCCCTCAAGGTGGGAGGTGATCGCCCCGAGTGCGCCGTCCCCGGTGATGTCCTCGATGAAGTACCGACCGTCAGGATTCATCAGCGGG